ATATACCTATAATTGGTGTTTCTACTCTAATGTCAATTAAATCTTTTACACTAATTGGTACTTTGCTACGTTCTTTTAGTTCTTGCATCATCTGGTCAGCTTGAAGTCTGGTTTCTGCTTCCATTATGATAGGTTTATCATTCCCTATGAAGTAGTATTTATAAAAGCGTATAGTTACCATAAATGAAATAGATAATTTTTATAAAGATTTCTAATAATTAGTTTTAAACGATACTATTATACAAATATAAATTATACTTTTGAAATTAATAACATCATTATCCATAGTAGTGTTTGTTGTTTAAGTTTCTTGGTAAGAGTGGGAGTAGTTACCCACTCTTTTTTTTATACAATATATTAGTAAGGTAACATATCAAATTCATCAATATCACTTATCAAAATTGCATTTCCAGAAATATAATCACTTGGAGAAATGGAATTGTTATCGTCAGCAATTTTAGTTGCTAATTCGTTAAAAGGCAAATCTTTAAATTTCCCTTCTTCATCAATTATTAGACAAGAATTGTTTTCCAAATGCACAACCTCCATTGGAGATTTATAAAAGTCTGAACATATTTTAGTTTTCAAATCTCTAATTGATTTTATTTCAATACTTTTCTTTTCGTTATCGGTTGTTATTAATACTGCTTTCATTTTACTAATTGCATTACATTAGGGTATTGTTTTTCTAATCTACCATATTCATTCCACGCTTGTATCATCTGCATTAAAGAAAATTCTAATCTTGAATCCATATCGCCTTTCTTAACTTTCTCTAAAAATTTCTTGTTAAATCCAGATTCAATTAAATAAGAATCATCATCAGCACTCCAGATAAAAGTTCTTAAAGCACTTGCAATAGAAGAAGCAAATTCATCTTCATGTTTTTCAATTAATCTTGGTACTGCTTTTAACAATAGCACTCCAGAAAATATTGAATTATCAATTGGATTATCCATAATTTTCATAGATTCTTCTGCAAATTCTTTATTAGTATTAGGTAATTTTGAAACTTGCGAAAAAACTTCTAAAACCATTTCATCCATTAAGTCTTTTGAAATCCGTTTCATTTTCTTTTTAGTTTATAAATAAATGGCACACCTTCTTTTTGTACTTGTTTAATTGCAGAATAAATTTCTCGCATTTTTTCTCTACTATCAGCTACTGCAACTGAATTAAAATACCAATAGTATTCATTATTTAATTGTAATCCAAACTTATAAAAATTTCCAGATGGAATTTTATTGAAGCTATTAGATTCATTTAGCATAATCATATCTATGCCTAACTCTACAAATTTCACAAATTTGTAAGTTTTTTTCTTTTCCAGTTCAGTAAACGGAATTAATTTTAAGTTCATTTTCTTGGTTTTATAATAGCAAATATAATTAAAAAATATTATAAACAATAAAAATATTATAAAAAATTTAAGTTATTTTTTATAATAAGAAATAATTAAATTAATTGTTTATAAAACATTTGCTTTTTATCGAAGTAATTGTGTACTATTGCTCGGTTTTCTGGGGTATCACGATAATAAATACAATCTGTTTTATAAGAATCAAAATCATTTCCTAACATTTCAGATAGTTCATACATCATATAATAACAACTATATCTTATATCTTTGTAAACATCCAGCAAAACTTCATCTTTTTTCCTTTTTATTTCTTGTTTTATTAAAACACCATTTTCGTAAATATCATAAACTCTTTCTGTGCCTAAAGTAGATAATGTGGCTAATCGCAATGCTTTTGCTTTTTCAATTAATCCTCTTTCGTATGTTTTTTCTGAAATATATCCTTTTATATAAGCAATTCTCCAAAACGCATGATTTAAGTCAGTACCAGTTATTGTACCTTTATCATGGTCGTATTTGTAATTGTATTTTCCAACATCAACTAAAGGTGGTAAAATAACTTCTGGATTATCTTTTAAATAACGCTTTACATCATCCCTAACAATTTTAAACATATAAATCATATCTGGAGGAAAATTCTTCCTACCACAAGAAAATATAGTTAGTTTTTTATCAAAAATAAGTTCATTTACTTCTGTTCCCTTACGGACAACAAAAGAACCTTTCCCACGAATTAATCTATCTAAAAAGTTTTCAATTTTTCCAGTTGAGTAAGCTCTTTTGTTAATTTCTAAATTTTTTACTTCTTCCATAGTAGTATAAAATATTAAATTTCTCCTCCTTTTTCAAGTTTTTGTTTTAATTCTCTAACTGCACTTTCAAAAAACTCTTTCGATATAACTTTTGAATTATACAATTTTTCTAAATTTTTCAAAGTTTCTAAAGACAATTTTTTATCTTCTTCTTCTTTGCCTTCAACTTGTTTTGGTCTATCTTTTTTTTCTGCTCTTTCTCTTAAACTTCTTTCTTTTCTTATTGCTTCCAGTTCACGAAATCTTACATCCCTTTTTCTTTTAGCATCGGATGACAAATCACTTTCTCCAACAATTTTTAATGCTTCATCTTCATCTCCCTTAATATCATACGAAGAATTTAAAGTAGTTATCAATAAATAGTATGAACATGGCTTTCCATCATCTTTTTTGTTTGGAGCAATCATTGTTTTCATAATCAACATTTCATCTGAACCAAAATTCTTTAAACGTAAATCTTCAACAATATCTTTTGGATTAAGTAAATCAGATTTTTTTATAATTCCAGTATCAATAATGTTATCAAAAGCAACTCTAATTTTTAAATTTGGGTCTAATGTTTGTACAAAATCTGCAAATAACCACCAATTCTTATCCATCAAATCAGATGTAGGAATATCAAATGGACTTGCACAAATTTCTCTAATAGGTGCTGGTATTTTAGTAAAATCAATTGGTTTTTTTTCTAAAATAGAATTAATTACACCATCAACTTCTGTAACTTTGATTTTTGAAATTGGTCTGCCTTTGTACAATTGAAATAAGTTTGCAGAAACCCATTTTTGAGAATCATTCCACGTAAAACCTAATTTTCTTTTTTTTGAAATTTTATAAATTCTTCTGGTAAGTAAGACAAAAATTTGTCTTGAATAGTTCTTTTTCATTTATGAATCTTGATATTTTTTATACTTTTTAATTGTAGATAATGATAATCCAAAATGTTTACTTGCATCTGCTAAAGTACTTTCTTTACAATAATCTGCAATTTGAGATTTTAATTCTGAATCTACTGGAGCAATTTTCATTCCAATATCTGTTAATTCATTTTCCTTGCAATGATAGTTAATTGTTCCCTTTGAACAAATTAATTCTTTTTGTATTTCACGATATGATTTACCTTGATTTCTCAAAGTTAAAATTTTATTTTTTAAATTTCTTTTTATAGCCATCTTTTTGTTGTTTTGGTTACTGGTACAAATATAGTAAATAGTTACAAAAAAAGTGCATTTAGCACTCTTTTTTTTTTAATCTTTCACATGGTTTCATTTGAATAAACAAAGAGGAGTTACCATGCAACAATTTAATTACATTCTGCTTGTTTTATCATTAAATGCTCTATTATCAGAGTGCATAACAAATTCGTTTGACATTAATCTGTGATTTTTTAAATCTGTCATATTAAAACTTCTTTTATACCAAGTCATATATTATCTATTTAATGAAAAACCTTGTTTTTTAAGTTTTTTAACTCTGTTATCATAACGATTATTTAAACCTTTATAATATTGATTTGGAGTTAATGATTGTATTTTTTTAGTAGTTGACATTTTTTTATTTTTAAATTATTTTAATATTCCTACACCTAAAGGTTTGAATTGAAATTCAATATTTGAATTAAATTTTGGCAAATTAGCAAAAACTTGTGAATAATCCATTGTAGAAACTGGAGTAGTTTCATCAACTATTGTTTCTTCTGTTTCATCTTCTCCTAATTGAATATTAGTTTTATCAATATTAAGACTTTTTTTTGATAGAGCATAGTAAACCATTGCTCCAACTAATCCTAAACCAACTGCTAATCCAAAGTAACTTAATATTTTTTTATTTTCTGTCGTCATAATATTTTTTTTTACATTACACCTCTGAATAATGTTCCGTTAATAACTCTGCCTCTTGTATTCATACCATTAGCACTTAAAGTTGCTGGAGCAGTTCCTAAATTTTGTTCATTTTTAATGATATTATTTGAATATTCTTCACTTGATACTGGTTGAATATCTTGTGAGATATAAGTTGTATTTTTTGGTCTTGGTTGTGAAATTGGATATTCAATAGGTTGTAAAACTGGAGTTGGAGTTGGAGCTGGAGTAGTTTTTATTGGTTTAATTCCACCACCTAAAGCATCTTCAATTGATAATAATGGTGCAGTTGCAATTGCTGGAGTTGGACTTGTAGGAATACCTCCTTGTTGTACTGCGACTTCTGTTGGCACACCAGTACCAGCAGTTAAATTTGGTAAATCCATGTTTGGTGGTAAATTTAATTGCTGGTATGATATAGGTACTATTCCTCCACTTGAAATTGCTCCAGAAGGTTCTACACTTGTTCTAATATTTGAATCAACAATACTTTTAGAATCTTT